CGATAACTTACCCGAAGATAGTAAACAAGTAATATGCTCTTATTTAACTGAAATCAACTTAATAGGCGATAGATTAACCAATGTTACGAAATACAGGAAAAATAAACCATTAATTAAGGATATCATAAAAAGAGGAGTTGGTACTGTTTTCAGAGAAGATTTCTTTGATTTACTTGATAAAATGCAAAATAATAAATTAAGTTACGACCCAGTAGGAAGCGCAAAATGGTGTTTAGAGCATCACTTAGGCTTTCAAAAAATTTCAAAAATAATGAATGATGAGTTAGTCAAAAATTTTATGTCCATATCATTCAATAAAGTTAATGTGCATATAAAAATGGAAAACATATTGAAAGATGTGGGAAAAACATCACATGACCCAAGCAAAGAAATAGCAAGGTCAATTGTTTGGTTACAGTATAGTCTATCAGCCATTTTCTGTCCAATAGTCGATAAAATAATTGAAAGATTATCTACGTTATTAAATGAGAAATTTATTTTATTTGTGGGTTACAGACCAGAAGATTTAAATAGATTCAAACATTTAACTAAAAATACTAAGATAGTGCTAGAAGCCGATTTAGAGAAACAAGATAGACAAAGTGATGAGAACAACAGAATTATTGAGATGCAATTTTTGAGATTACTTGGTGTTGAAGAAGAAGTTATTGATCTATTAGAATACGGTATGGAGAAATGGTTTTGGAAAAGTAATAATAGTTCCGGTCAATTAAGTAATATGCAAAAAACAGGTGATCCATTAACTACGAAAACTAACACACTTAGGAATATATTGATCATGATCGATCATATATATCATAATAATCACATAATAAATTTCGGATTTTTCCATGGTGATGATAATCTTTTAGGGTATTCAGACAAACCTAACATGCAAAATTTTGGTGGTTATGCAGCGGCCAACTTCAATATAAGTTGTTTATATGATTTAAGTGACAAAGTTGGTCAATTTTGCAGATTTTTAATACTTTTAGATAATGAAGACGTCACTTTCCACCCTGATGTAATTAGGTTAAAGAAAAGATTTGAATTAGGTAGCGCAATAAGTAAAACCGAAGAAATAATTAAAGAAAGGTCTCTAAGTTATTCCATTTTAATTGGTGATAATCCAGATACCAGGGAAATAATTAAACAATACGACACTAATATAATTTTAACTAAATGGCATGATCTGGACAAAGCTATAATTGCAAGTTCAATAAAACATAAAGTTTCATATGAGCAAGCATTAGGGTACTATAATGAACTAATAAGGATGATGAAAAAACCCGAATTTCATTATAAAAATATTAATATTATTAAAAATGTTAATTAAAATTAAGTAATTGAGATTATTTGTGGTCTTAAAAACGACAATGAG